GCGCCGAAAAGCGTGATTTCACCGCGCAACACATCGCCTGGATGGTCGACCTCGATCTGGAGACCGTCCGCTATCACCTCAACGCATTGAAACGTGCCGGCTACATCGAAGCCGTCAGTACCAAACCTCTGCGCGGTGCCGAACAGTTCCTGCGCCTGGTGAAGGACTGTGGCGTGGAAGCTCCGTCCGTCACCCGCAAGGGCACGCCGCGGCTCAGCGGTCTCGGGACAGAAGCCATGTGGCGAACCCTGCGCATCCTCGGCGAGATCAGCGCGGAGGAACTGGCAGAGCAGGCGTCAGCCTCGGTGCCAACCAGCCCGAAGACGGCCTACGCCTACCTGCTCTGGTTGCAGCGCGCAGGCTACGTGACCGCCATCGCGCCGGGCAAGAGCGGGCCCAACGGCAAGTGCGCGCGCTACCGCCTGCTGCCCGGCAAATACACCGGCCCCAAGCCGCCGATGGTGCAGCGCAACGGCCAGCTGTTCGACGCCAACCTGGGCGAAGTCGTCTACATCCACCTGCCAAAGGCCAACCCGATGGAGGGTGCCCGCGTATGAGCCAGCCAACCGAACGCCTCAGCGCCTGGGGCGCCGAGCCTCCCCTGTGGGTGCGCCTGCTCGATACCGAGGTGCAGCGCACCAACATCACCGCCGCCGCCAAGCGCATCGGCATGAACCGCGCCACCGTCAGCACCGTGCTGCGCAACTGCTATCCGTCTAACAGCACGGCCGGCGTGGAGCGCCGCGTGATGGACGCCCTAGGCCGGCTCGACTGCCCGGCCCAGGGCGCGGTCGTCACCGTCGTCGAGTGCCAAGCATTCCGCGAAAAGCCGGCCCCCACCCACAACCCATTGGCCATGCAGCACTGGAAAGCCTGCCAGCACTGCCCGCACAACCCCAGCTGCCACGCGCAGGAGAGCCGCCATGCAGACCGCCGCTGAACGCACCCTCAAGGTCCTGACTCCGGCCCTGGCCGGTCGCCTGCAGAGCTTCAACGAAGCCGCCCGCGCCTTGCGCCGCATGGAGGTGCGCCTGCACCACTTCGACCCCACTGGCCACCGCCTGGTCATCGACCCGGACGATGCCCGGCGCCTGCTCAAGCACCAGGTGCTGCAGGGCTTCACCCGCTCGGCCAGCGCCGGCAGCACCAAGTACACCGCCCTGTTCATGGGCGTCACCCTCGAATGGCGCGAAGCCATCAGCTACAGCCGCCCCGAAGAATGGGCCACCCGACACTAAGGAGTACCCGCATGACCGCTCAAATGATCCCCGCCGGCTACCGGCAAGACGCCCAGGGCCGCCTGGTGCACGAAAGCATGATCAAGCCCCTCGACATGGAGCGCGACCGCCTGGTGCGGCACCTGGTCGATCGCGCCGGCGAACTCAGCGCCGAGCTGCGCGACTTCAAGGAAGCCGCCTTCGGCGACATCAAGGCCTTCATCGAGATGAGCTTCGAGGAATACGGCGCCCGCGTCGGCGGCAAGAAGGGCAACGTTACCCTGCTCAGCTTCGACGGCCGCTACAAGATCCAGCTCGCCGTGCAGGAAAGCATCGTCCTGGACGAACGCCTGCAGGCCGCCCGTGCGCTGATAGACGAATGCCTGCGCGACTGGACCGAAGGCGCCCGCCCCGAGGTCGTCACCCTGGTCAACGACGCCTTCCGCACCGACACCAAGGGCGAGATCCGCACCGCCCGCGTTCTGGCCCTGCGCCGCCTGGAGATCGGCGACGGCCGCTGGCAACGCGCGATGAAGGCCATCGGCGAAGCCTGCCAGGTGGTCGGCTCCAAGGAGTACATCCGCGTCTACGAGCGGGACGGCGACAGCGACCAATACCGCCCCATCAGCCTCGACATTGCGGGGGTGTGACATGCACGTCCGCATCGTCTGCGCGCTGCCAGCGCGCTCGCCGGAGCTGGAGGCCGAAAGCCGCCGGATCGCCGCCGCGACCGAGGCCTTCCTCGCCCGCGGCGGCGAGATCGAGCAGGTCGGCGCCAAGATGCTCGACGGCCCCGAGCCGTTCGTCATCAACCCGCGCCGGACGCCGGTCTATGCCCATCTGTTCGAGCAGGCCGAGCCGACGCCAGCGCCTGCCGTGCCGCAGCCGGTCGCCACACCGCAGCCGGTCGGGCGCATCGCCCAGCCGGCACCGACAACGCCCAGCCCGGTGGCACTGATCCGCGCCTGGGCCCTGCTCGGCCGCACCCCGAAAGACATGGCCGAGCGCCTGAACATCACCGAAAAACACCTGCGCCAGCTTTGCCGTCAGCACGGCATCGCCTGCCGCCAACGCTAGGAGGCCCCATGGCCGAGTACACCATCACCATCAAAGACGAAGGCGACGGCCTCTCCATCGCCATGGCCGGGCCTGCAAGCAGCGACAGCAAGGCCGCCCAGCTCGCCCAAGGCCTGTTCGGCATCCTGCCGGGCGTGATCTCGACGATCACCCAGCGCAAGGAAAAACCCTGCGACTGCGAGCAATGCAAGGCCGCGCGCGGCGAACACCCCACCACCAACAAGACCATCCACTGAGAAGGAGCACCCCATGACCATCACCATGAAAGAGCTGATCGACGCCATCACCCAGGAACTCGGCGCTAGCGGTACGCCGATCAGCAAGACCCAGGTGGACGCAGTGCTCAACCGCTACTCCGTCGTCGCCGCACGCACCCTCAAGGCCGGCGGTGACGTACCGCTGCCGGGCCTTGGCAAGCTCAAGCCGGTCCAGCGTGCCGGCCGTACCGGCCGCAACCCTGCCACCGGAGCGGTCATTGAGATCCCGCCCAAGAACACGGTGCGCCTGGCCGTCGGCAAGGGCCTGGACGAAGCAATCAATCGACCCTAAGCGAAACCACCCCGGCCTGGCCGGGGCGGTCTGCCGGGCGTGGTGGCCCGGTACTGATGAGCAGCCGAGGAAGCAATGGACCACAAGAAGGCCCTGGAAAAGATCAAGAAGTGCCTGCGGCTCGCCGCAAGCAGCAACCCCCACGAAGCCGCCGCCGCAATGCGCCAGGCTCGTGCCCTGATGGAGAAGTACCAGGTCGGCGAAGCCGATGTGCTGATGGCCGACGTCATGGAAGTCGCTGCGCGCAGCGGCTCCAAGGTCACGCCGCCGCAGTGGGAAGCGAGCCTGGCCGGCACCGTTGCGCGGGCCTACAGCTGCCGCGTCATTTTCATCGCGGGCCCCGGCAACTGGTCGTTCATCGGCGAGATGGCCGAGATCGCCGGCTACGCCATGACCCTACTGCTGCGCCAGGTCCGCCAGGCCCGCCGCGACTACATCGCCGACACCCTCAAGCGTTGCAAGCCGGCGACCAAGACCAAGCGCGCCGACATGTTCTGCGATGCCTGGGTCTGGGCCGTGCGCACCAAGGTCCTGGAATTCGCTGGGAGCGCGGCGCCTTCGACCGCCGTCGAGGCCTATATCCAGAAGCACCACCCCGAGCTGCAGAACGGCACAGCCAAAGACCGCAACGCCAGCAAGGGCCGGCTCAGCGAACGCGCCCTCAACGACGCCGCCAACGGTGTTCGCGCGGCCAGTGGCGTACAGCTGAATCACGGCGTGGCAGGTTCGCAAACGCTGGCGTTGAACTAAGCGAAACCACCCCGCAGTAGCCGGGGCTGGTCTGCCAGGCGTGGTTGCCTGGTACTGATGAGCAGCCGAGGAACTATGCACCTGTTACGCAACCGCGCCGAATGGGCCGCCTGGGTCGAGCGCCTGGCGGGTATCAGCCTGCGCCCGGCCTACAACGTCCCGCCCGAACCGGCGCACTACCCCTGCTACGGCTACGCCGTGCTGGTGATCGGCCTGGCCGGCTACGAGACCGAGGAGCCGCGCTACCTCTACGCGGCCGATGTCGCCGCCATGGCGATGACCCTCCTGGAGCACGCCGCATGAGCCATGAAACGCCAACCGACCGCAAGCGCCGACTGGCCCGCGAACGCCAGACCAATCGCCGCCAGCGCATCGCCCAGCACCGCCAAGTCATGCAGGCCGAAACCCTCAAGCTGGAGATCTACGGCGGCACCCGCGCCGACCTCGATCTTGTGCGCAGCCGTGGTGGCTTCGAGGAAGACGCCGAAGCGCTGACGCTCGGCATCCGCTACCTGGCCAGGCTGGCCAGGACCGACCCGGCCGGCTTCGCCAAGGCCATGGACCCAAGGAGCACACCATGAGCCTGGCCAAGATCCATATCGCTAAGGCCCAGCTCGGCCTGGACGATGACACCTACCGCGCGCTGCTGGCGCGGGTGGCGGGGGTGCGCTCGGCCAAGGACCTCAACCGCCGCCAGGTCGGGCTGGTCATCGCCGAGTTCCAGCGCCTGG